AGAGCATTGTATGGTATTCGATAAGGTGTAAATGGATTTATTACTGCTCGTAATAATTTATCACCACAAATCCATGCATTTATTTGAACTTCATCTAAATCATCTATTTCATCAGAAAGTTCAATTCCTACATCTCTTGCATACTCAGCATCCATAATGCCCCAGTATTCAAGAACTTCAAAATTCGGTGCGTAATCTTCTTGTCTACTATCGTCTTTAAGTTGGGACTCAAAATCTTTTTCAGTATAATTTGGTCCTAACCTAATTGTGTCTCGTATTGCATCTTCATCAAAGTAAGGCATATTTCTTAATTGCCTTAATTGACTACGATTCATTTTGTGTCTATGAATTACATATTCACATTCGTCTATATTTGTTGCTGCTGGGTCAGGATAAAAGTCCCAACAACTAACAAATTCAATCCTTGGAACTCTAACTTCTAATGGATTATAATTTCTTTCACCCTCAACAGTTTCGTCCCATTTATGTAATTTTTTATTAAAATTAAATGGTCCTTTAACTATACCTGTTCCAAGTAAAGCAGATTCTAATAAAGCATTTCGTATTTCTGATGACCCATTAGACTCTTCTATTTGGTCATGTACTAATTTTTCTAAACGTCTAGCTGCTCTTTTTGCTGGTGATAATTCTAATTTTTGTGGGTCAGCACTAGGTCCATCTTGTAAAATACCTAAATCTTCTGCTTGATTTTCTAAGGTTTTTTCAAACATTTCACCAGAACTAAAAGTAGCTCCAGCTTTTAAAACATTACCATCACCTTCATAGCCGACATCGTAAATGTTTAAACCTTGCGGGTCATCCTCTAAACGATTACCTATATTATCTGGTAAAGGTCCTGACTCTAAACCCGGTAACGGATTATCAGTATCTAAATGAGCAATTTCTTTTTCACCTTCAGGTAATTTTGTTTCTGATATACCGATTGGAAACTTACCTGTGCCAAAAATGACATCTACTAATTGACCAAAAGCAGCTAATACTTTTGTTTTAGTAATCTTAACAAAAATTCTGGATTTTTCAGATTCTCTAAATTTAACACCTTTAGAATATAATCCACGATAATTCTCATATGATTTAATCCATCTTTTTTCATCTGAGTTTCGAGCATCTTCTGCTGTATAAAATCTACTTTGAATAATACCAACTAAATTATTTTTTTGGTTTTCTTCAAGCTTTATATTTTTTCCAGCTTCACCCTCTACGTCTTCGTAAAGATTGTTTGCATTTAAAAATGTATTATCGTTTTCTGCCATTAATATCCAAATGTCCCATCTGAAGGTTCATATAAGTCTGTTTTTATTCTCAACATCCTATCATATGGATGGTCCATTCTTGGTCGACTCATTAACATATAACGTAAAGCATCATATGCATGGTCAGCCGAATGTGTATCAACATCTTCTGAGTTAGAACTTGACAAGGGCAGACTTTGTAACTCTTTTATTAAATTCTTACACGAACTTACGATTTGTAATTTAGGCCTTCCTGTTTGCCTATTTTGTCGTAAATATTCATGCACTTGAATTTTACCTGCTACTCTATTCTTATCAGCTCGTCTAAGTTTATGTCCTTGTCGAACTAAAGTTTCTCCTATTGTTGGTCCAGAATATCCTGTTTTAGACCAAGCAGAAGTATCAAGTACACCTGTTATAGATTTAACTTCAGACTCTTCTAATTCAGTTATTCTATTACCTAGAGCTTCACCCGTTAGACCTTTTTCGTATAACTCTCTATATATAATGATGGTCTTATCTTCTGGGTCTATAGCAGCCCATAAGCAACAACTTTCAGAAGCATATCCGTAGTCAACTCCTTTTAATCTTTCCCACCAAGCAGGTATTTCAAATGGTGGTATAACATGAATATCAAGGTCAAATTCAGCAAAGGCTGCACCTTCACTTATTTCCCAGTTACCTTCTAAGAGCTGCTTTCTTTGTACTGGTGGCAGCGAAAGTAACATTCTTTCATATTCACCATCTTCTGCGAGAAAGGGATTGTCTTGCAGTCGTGCTGGAATAAATTTCCGTGTTAAACCATCTTTACCAACAAAACTTTTATTATGATTTGATGGTTCAACATATCTTTTTTTAACCCATTGAGCTCCTACTCCTCCCGGATTAGCTGTGCATCTTAAATATGTTTGCAGCTCTGGGTCAGTTGTTCTTAATCGTGATGCTAAATAGTTCCAACCAAACTCTGTTGGTAAGTGTGTAATCTCATCAAAACCAATCCAACTGTAGGCTTGACCTTGATAACGATACACGTCAGCATCTCTTTCCAAGAATCCAAATTCTATTTTAGCTCCAGAGGGAAAGTTCCATAACTTTTCTACCTCTCTAAACTTTGCTCCGGGAAATGCTCTTGGATACAACTCCCGAGATTTATCTATAAGCTCTCGAAGCTCTGGCATTGACCTTCTAAGTATTAAAGCTCTATGAGCACTTTTATGACAATACCGCAGTGGGTCAATAAGCATTGCAAAACTTTTACCACCTCCTGCTGCTCCACCATATAAAACATCTTTTTCTGGTGCAGCTAAAAAATCTGTTTGTGGTCCTTCATTTGGCATAAAAGCCACATGCGAACCAGTTTCATCTAAATGTTCTTGAATTTGCTGTGGAAGAACTTTTGTTTCTTCTTTAGTTAAAACATTAGATGTTAAAGCTTTCTCTTCGCTTTTTATTTCTTTTTTAGCTCGAGCTAAACTTCTAGTTAGCTTTTTTACTTTCTGATTCTTTTTATCTAATCTTCGTTTAGCCTGTAAAGCTAATTGTACGTCAGAAAGTTCAGAATTTCTTGGTCTACCTTTTTTACGGACAGACGAAGTATCTTCGTTTAGTATACCCTCAGTTTTTTCATTTGTCAAGTCTTTTGAATTATTTTTATTCTCTGCGGCCATAAATTTTATCTACATGTTTTTTTAAACCCGGTCTAGACATTCTACGACCAGTTTCGGCCTCTAACCAATCGACACCAATACCTAAACTTATTTCACCATGAAAGACTGCTTCAGATACTTCTTTTAAAACTTGTAACTCTTGGGGGTTTGGTTTGATATAACCTTCAATATCTTCATCTAACTCATAGCCAAACGGAATAGTTGATGAAGTTCTTCTAATGTAACCATCGGGTATCATTTTCATTTATTATCCTTTGTTCCAAAAATTCTATCCCAGTTTTTAGCAAACTCCTCTTTTGAGACCCCTCTTTGTTCGGCACGTTTTTTATTTCTTGCCGCACTCAAACGTTTGTGACTAGATTTTACTTTAAAATGTCCTGCGTGTGGCATCTTACCATTTAGTTTTATGAGCCCAATAGCGAGCACTCATTTTACTTGGATTAGGGTCTTGAGCATTATGTCGGGCATAGTAGGATTTTCTACGAGCTTTATCTTTCGCTGTTTTTGGATTCTTACCAGCACCAACAACACCTTGTTGTCCAAATCTTATTAATTTTAATTTATGACCATCTTGAGCTAAAACCATATGCGATTTAGTTTTATGACTAGGGGTGCGTTTAGGTTTATTAACACCACTCAAGTTATACTTCTTTAATAAAGATTTTTTTCTATTCTCATGGGCCATTATCTAGTTTTCCTATACTTCCTAGTTTTACGAGCAATTTTTTTTGGCTGTTTAGAAAATTGTTTACCTTTTTTAGTATCTTCTCTTTTCTTTCGACTAGTAGCAGCATACTCTTGAGCTGATAAAGACTTAATAGCTTTTTCTGGTAAATATCTTTCACCAGTTTCTGACGACTTTTTACCAGACTTAGTTCGCCATTTTTGTCTAGTCCAGTCTTTTAAACTACGTTGTGATTTTTTTAATGCCATTATGTTCTGTTATGTTTTCTTCTAATAGCTTCTTTGCCTTTTTTAGCTATTTGTGCTTGTTTATTTTTACCAGCGACTTTAGCTCGTTGTTCTAAAACAGTTAAAATTTGAATCTTACGAGCATAAGGCTTATTGATATTTTTAACTTTAGCCACAGTCTTACGAGCATCTGTAGGTGTAGCATACTTAATAGAGACTGTATCTTTAGGGTTTTCATCAGTGTAAAGTCTACGACTACTACCTTTTGGTTTTTTTCCTGTTCCTACTTTTGGGTCTTTTTTTCTTGTCATTCTTACCTGCTTTGGCTAAAGCAATAGCAACCGCTTGTCTTTGTGGTTTACCTTCTTTTTTAAGCTTTCTAATATTACTAGAAATAGTCTTTTGAT